GCAGACTATTGTAATCATTTAGATCCACCTCGCAACGCTTTGCAACGTCTGCAGGCTTGATGGTTACAAAGCGGCTTGTCAAAGTAGCCTCGGCTTGCTTTGGTCGTCCTAAAAAATTAACCATTGCAGCTGCTATAGTTGTAGCTGCGCCGCTTGTCTGTTGCTCTAATATCATTTGATATTCAGGTCGCTTGAGATAGAGTGATGGTTGCACTGGCAAAGCAAAGTCTTCACCACCAAAAAACAAACTGCATGAAGTTTGGGGTTTTGTAAAGCCGTAGATATCCCAATAAAGCAAAGTCCCTGCATTGACTGTATTGCGATACCATATTTTGCCTAATCCGCCCTCATCTTTATAGCCATTACGGAACGTGATTAAGGGCAAATTATGAAACATGATTTTTAAGTCTTTGCTATTATCACCGCTTGTCCCTTGCTTGCCATATCCATACTCTGTTGTATCAGCTTCGCCTGTTATTGTAGATACTGTTACATTTACTTGATTAAGCGCTTCACTGAACATCTTTATTTTGAGACTGCTATAGGTATTATCTTCATCAAAGGTTGCAACGGATGGATATGGATAGGGATTGCTACCTACCATAGTCAAGGTATATGCATCAGGCGTTCCGCTTGTGAAAGTATATGATGGTCGGAGCGTTTCTACTGATCCTTCAACAATGCTTTTATACACTTCATAAAAATTTGTAAACTGACCAAATAATCCTTTATCTACATGAGCCCCGCCAGCAAGTACAAGTTGACTATCTACCGTTGTCCATATCTCTGCTACATAGCATAGGTAAGTATTGATTTGTATTACATATTGGCTTTGAAAAAAGACCATTGTCTTTGCAAAAAAGTCATCAGCTACAAAGCTTGATGTAAGCTTTTGAGTGATTGCCCTCATATATGCACTATACATCGTATTTATTTTGGTCTTGAGTCGATCAAAAGTAGATATATGCATGTAGCTATCGCCTGGAGCGTAGTCTTTTGCCGAGATAGATCCGGGTGTTATATCCGTATTGATATACGGGTAGCCAATAAACATCTCTTTAACTTCGGTATTTTCCGGCTGTGACATAGTGATACTGTAATTGACTACATCACTTGTGCATTTTAGAGCTTTTGTCCAGATTGTCTGGTTAACTATTTCACCGATGCAACGATTGATATCAAATATCTCTATTGTGAACTTGACTACATTGTCAAGAGCGGTGATCTCAAGCTCATTTTCCGCGCTGTACTTTTGGCATCCTATAAATGCGCTCTTGTAGCCAGAGCCATCATCATACTGAAGCACAAATGTATTGAATGCATCAAATTCACGTTCTGCAAGGGTCAGGTCGGATGCAAGATAGCCCGATCCATCGCTATTCAAAGGCACGCGCTTTGCCGTAGTGCCTCGTAATAGATCAGTGCGAAGGTCATTGAGTGCATTAGTGCCCTGCAAAGCGGCTATATTGACATTGATCTTGAGCACTTGACCAACGAGCCCAGCCGGTATATTACCAAGCTCGGTATCAAGAGTCATATCACGCAATAAAAACTCTGCAGGCAAGGTAACATTTGAGCTTACGCCGCTGCTTATGTAGTCTATACTGCTTGGTATGATATACATGCGCCATAAGACCCCGTCTTCGCTTGTCCATGTAGTCACAAAGCGCTGATTAGATAGAGCCATTAAATAAGCTCCTTGCGATAGCAGGTGATTGTGAATTTCTCAAGGCCTGAAGCCCATTGTTTTTCATTACTAAAGTCGCATCGTGCGAATACAAATGGGATAAGCGCAGCGGTAAGAGGGAAGTTTGTCGTATCTCGCCATCTTTGAGGCAATTGCTTGTTATTCGTACCCGGATTAGGTGCTACGATTCGAGTGTATTTCTTTTGTAGCACGGTCTGTAGTAAAAATTGGATATTATCAGTAGTTACCGTTCCTGCATCCCATGTACTATTAGGTATGCAATCAACTTCAAGTGAAACTCGGATACGGCGCTGACCTATTTCCGTCCCGCTCATGCTTACCTCATTGGAACTTTCCACAGTGTAACCCGGTTGAATACCAAAGATAGGTAATTCAACCGCCGTATAACTTGCATGCCCAGTCGAGAAAGTATCTACATCGGCTCCCTCGAACTTAATCCAATATCTCCAAGACATTTATCCTCTCCTTGCATTACGGCGGCGGTCACTTTCGAGCATCGCCTTGATTGAGTTATTATCGGCTTTGAGTACGCCGCTTATTTCTACATGAGTATTGCGATTGATTTGCTTACCAAGGCCGCGAGTCTCTTCACGTAACTTACGCACCTCTTTAATGAGGTCGCCATCTTCAGTGACTGAATAGCGTATCGCTGGTGCTTGCATAGCAAAGTAGTCTTTGATACTCATGCCGGGGTTTGCATTCATCCATGCAAGCTCTTCTTTATTTGCTCTTGTCCCTGCAGCTGTGATGACTGACTCGCCTCGTGATAGCCATGCCGGTATCGAGTCCGAGGTCTCATTGCCCGGGCCTGCCAAATCAACGACCCCATCTTTGAAGCCGAGTGCAGCTTTTGCTTGACCAAGTAACAGCTGGAGCGATGCGGTCAAAAGACCCGCAGCGATCGGCCCAGCAATCGGGCCAAGTGCAGTGATGGAGCTTCCCAATATACCGGCTACGAAAGCTGGTATCATTTTGCTCACTGCATCGAATGCGACGCCAGCTGCGGCTTTACCAAAGTCACCGAGGGTAGCTTTACCGCCTTCGGCTAAAGCAGCAAATGAAGTGAGCGTCTGACCTATTGCTTCATTAAATATCTTCTGATTGCCTTCCATCTTTTCGGCGTTCTTGGTGAATATATCACCTTGAGATTTCAGCACCGAAGCCGCTGTTTTATCTCCAACGGTTTTAAGGCGATCTAAGAATGAAGTTTCGGTTTGTTCTTCAGTTTGCTTTCTTTGCTCATCAATTTGAGCAACTTTTGCAGCGTAATCTTCAAATGATATCTCGCGCTTTGCAAGGCTTTTGTTAAGGTCGTTTTCTTCAGTATCAAGGGCGCCTAAACGCTCGGCTCGAATCGCATCATTAGTCTCTTTTTCCTTGCGTATTTTTTCGGAATTAAACTCATCTAATATGCTCGTCTGCAGAGCCGTAGTTATATTGGTAATTATATCAGTTTCATTTTTTAGCTTATCTTCAAGCTCTTTCTTTTTCTTATTATACTCTTCGGTTATCTTGAGGCGCTCTTTTGCATTATCCTTAGCCTTTAAGATATCGTCTTGATACTTAAATTCCAAGCTCTGAATCTCAATGCGAAGTTCTCTTTCAGTTACATCCGTAATAGCCTGCAATCGTGCAAGTGCAATTGTGCGGCCTGATTGTTTCTGAAGTTCATCAAGCTGATTTATATTGCTTTCTACATATGCTCTAATTGGCGCTTCAGCTGCTGCCAATGCTTCTTCAATTTTTTTGACATTCTCGGCTACATTCGCCCCGCCTTTTGCTTGAACTTCGGCTATTTGTTTAGCAGCTTGTGATTGCAGTTCGCCAATCTTAGCAATAGCAACTTGATTTTTAGCAATTATCGACTCATTTATCTGTGCAATTTTAGCATTGTAAGCATCAAGCCTGTTTTCATTCGTACCAAGTGATTCATCGTAGGCTTCAGTAAATCCTGTTTGTATATCTACAAATTCAGCAAGCGAATCAATAAGAGACTTTGTTGGTAAAGCGCTGAACTCTAGCACTTCATTAGCGCCTCTTTTTACATCATCTACAATAACCTTTTGGTTTGCTTTGATTTGATCGGCAAATTCTTTTAGACCTTCAACTTTGAACTCAACCTTAGGTTTGATTTCTAAATTTATATCTTTACTTAATTTGGTAGATTCCCCAAGATAAAATGAGCGGATATCTTCAAAGTCTTCGTTCTTTGCTTTATCTGGTTTTATCTTGAGAGTCAATTGCTCTTTTGACAATACAGTGTTGAAGTCCTTTACATCAGCAAGACTTGTATTAAGATATTCTTTCAGCTTTTGAGCGCGAACTTGTGCGAGCTCTTGCTCTTTGGCTTTACGCTCATCAGCCGTGCCTTTGAAGGTTGCAAGGATTTCTTCATCATCATTAACCAAGCTCTGTGCATAATCAGCATAGAGAGTCTTTAGCTTTTGTAGATCAGACTCGGTTTCTTTAGGAGGTTTAGTACCGCCGCCTTTACCGCCGCCTCCGCCGCCTTTTGGAAGTGTTTTTCTAGCAGCTTCTTCTGCCTTTTTAGCTTCTTCTGCAAGTTTATCAGCATTTCTATCATTTTTTATTTTATCTATTTTCTCATTGAATCCCTTACGATACCCTTCGGCTACTTTATCCCCAAATCCAGAGAATGCATTTATAGCACCTTGTAAGTCAAAGTTAGTTAATGCAGTAAAAAAATCATAAATCACACCCTTTACAACTTTGAATGCTTCAGTTACGCCTCCGATAGTGCCTCGGATATTGTCAAATGCAGTGCGAAGCCAATTGACAAAGCCGCCAGTTTTTTCGGTTTCTTCGCCTGTTTTTTTAATTGACTCATTATTATCATCATTTGCCCCCATCCAATCTGCAATAGCTTTTACTACATTGGTTATGCCTCCGATTAATAACTCAATTGGAGTAATAAGAAATTGCACAAGCAAACCACCAAGATCAGCAACTATACCGCCAACTTCGCTCATTAAATCAGTTACCACTCCAAGTGCATCGGTAAACATTTGCATCATATCAGAGCCTTCCCCAAGAGCACCATCTATACCAAATGCATCCTTCAGCGCAGTTACCAAAGGATCAAATGCTTGCACAATAGCATCGAATGCGGTTGTCCATATTTGATACAAAGTATCAATTACAACCATAGCACCATTAATAGTAATTACTATATTTGAAATAATAGCTCCACCAATCAAAGCGAGTATAGGTTGAACTACAGACCATATCCTTTCAAACACACCGCCAATAGTTTGACTTAATTTTTCAAAAGTCGGCCCTAGTGTTTCAGTGAAAATAGGTATCAAAACATTAATAGCATTATTGAGTCCTGATCCAATTGTCTCAAAGGCTTCATTTACTGAATTGCTTAACTTATTGAAAGTACCGCCCGCGTCCGCTTGTTGGTTTTTGACGGTTTCAAATGAAGTTCCGAGTATTTTGTTAGCCGCTGCGAGTTTTTCGGTAGGACTTAATGTGCTTTTAAGCGTATCCGCTAATTGTGGATACTTTTTAGATAGTGACTCAATCGCCGCCGCCCCTTCAGGATCAGCAAGACCACGTGAGAACGCCTTAACAACTGCCTCACCTTTGACCGTGCCATCGGTGAAGGTCTCAATACCGGCTGATAGCTTTGTCAAGTCCTCTGCTTGCTTGCCCGATACACCCCCTAACGTGGCCACAGTGCCTGCAAGTTCGCGAGTTCGCTCCGTTGGTAGGCCGAGATCATTTGCGAGCTGCAGAGTGGATTCCCTGACCTTATTGATCTCACCTTCAACGTCTGCTATCCCTTGTTGCTTGAATGCGACCTCGAGCTTATCCCCAAACTCATCGGCTCGAACCGCTCCCTCAAAGATCGCAGTCCCCAAACCTTGCACTGCACTGATTGCCGTGCCTATACCAGCGCTTGCAAGTCCACCTGCAAGGCCTCCTACAATGCCGGATGTAAGATTGCTTGGATTAAGGGCGCTTTTGAATGTATCGGCTATGCCTCCGCCGGTACTCTTGGCATCAGATGCAAGGCTATCAAGCGCACTCTTTGCACCGCTTGTATCGATATCGACCTTTTGCGCATCGAGTTGCTTGATTTCGGTCTCTGCTTTGTCAGCTGATACTGCAACTTGATTAAGTTGTGTAGTGACCTTGCTCAAATCTGTAAAGAGTTGACCTACATCAAGCCCTAACTTAATTTTAATATCATCGGCCATGTATTCTGCGCTCCATTTTACGGCGTTCTTTGTGGTATGTAATTAGATAGGCATAGGTCTTGATTACATCGACTCGAGATGTATCATAGTAAAGTCGCAAGAAAGCGGCGGGGTCGCCGTTTGCTACGCCTTTGAAGATCCAATATTGCCCGCTCAATTCGCCTAAATAGTACGCACTCTCGTTCTCATTCTCTTCATACTCGTCATCGTCTGGGTCATTGAATATCACAAGCTCCGACAAGTAATACTCACATAATGCGGATTCTTCGGCATACTGTTTCACGAAAAAACTTAAGGGCATCCAAGATGCCATCGATATCCTGACCTTGCCAGAACTCGGAGTCTGCTTGACTTTGTATGCCAGCCAAGAGCTCGGCATTTTGCACCTTGCTTATGTCAATGCATTCTTTTGTGAACTCGAATATCTTTGGGATTGTAGTTGCATCTACATTGATCAGCTCAAAGAGATTAGCCCGCACTTTGAGATATGCAGTCTTGATAATTTCTTGAAAGGCAAACTCTTGCATAATATCTTTGAAGGCATCTTGCCCTTTTGTCAAATCTATTTTAGATGCAAGTACCTCGTGACTAAATACTCTCTCCATGATCTCTTGCTCTGCAGCGGCTTGCGCCCCTTTAGTCTGTGCCAATTCACTCAAAAGAGGCGTCACTTTGTCATACAATGCAGGTGTTAACTTGGTATGCAAAGGCACTTCATGTGCTGTATCGTTTAGATATAATTTCATGCTATCTCCTTATGATAAAATATGGGGCGGCCTGAACCGCCCCTTGATTAAACAGTTGCTTATGGAATTGTCGGATCAGTGAACCATACTTCTTTATATCCTACTTTTGCAGGAATACAAACTGTTGCAAGACCAGTCACCAAAGAGCCACAGAACAAAGCTGTAGGCACTGTGATGTCAGTCTCATTGTTAACTACATCGCCTGCTACCTTTGGCTTTGTGTACTTACCTGATTCTTGGTCAAATGCACCTGCATCTTGAGCCAATTTGCAAAGCAACAAAGTTACCTTACGCTTCTTTGTTACCATGTCAGTTCCACCATACACAATTTGAAGCAATGTATCGCTTGTTGCTTGTGAAGAGTTGAACTTTGTCCCGTCTTCGTATTCACCTGTATCAGGTGTTACTGTTGAAGTCGGAGCGTAGTTTTCCAAGAATGATGTCAAGTCTGGATTGTCCTCATTCTGATCGATTGTAAATGTCGTGCGAGTCAAGGAAGTCTTGATCTTGCGGTTCATTGTGTATAGTGCAGTCGCTCCGAGCTTTGTTGCTGGGGTCGTGCCGAGTTCATTAGCGGTGAAAAACACGCTAAGGTTACTACCACCTACTACCATTTTTTACCTCGTCTGATTTAGTTTTGTGATATGAAAAAGTGTTGATTAAATATTGCCAATTTCGGTCCGATGCCTCGCGAGTGTACTCACGTATCATCAGTTTTGCGTTCCGTTCTGCTTTGTCTCGTAGTTGCTCTGCACTCAAATTGTATCCGAGATGCCAGAGCAATATGTCTGTATCAGCTACCACTATATCTTCATCATGCAAATCAAGATGCTCATGGCATATTGCCTTCCACTTGATATCTTGGTGATTGCGTAGTATTCGCAAGTTAGCACCTGCGTATCTTTGCCGTACATAACCAACGCGCTCATCAAGTTCAGATCGCATGCCGGTTATTGTAAGGCCTGCGGCGACTGCATCGCTTTCATCAAGTGCATGCATATTGTCCCAAAATTGACCATGTGGCATGCTTAAGCGCTCATCACTATCTATGTGAATTATCCAGTCGCCTGTTGCATACTCATCAAGCTTATTGCGAAGGTATGCAAAGTCCCAATAGTTCTCAAAGTCTGGCACTTCCCATGCAAGTACAACGTGATCACTCGTGCGACCTACATAAGTAAAGATCGGCTCTTTGAGTTTAGGGTTGATTGATGTCTCAATCGCTACGATTTCAATGTTCTCTTCGGGTAATGACGCTCTCCAATCTCGTAGATCTTCGCCTTCAGGGAAGATCACACATGCACTAACCTTCATAAATCTCCACGATAATAAGTTGTCCTAAATGTCATAAAGTAAATGCCCTTTGTCTCGTCATCATTGTATGTTACGGCTTGAGCATCTACAAAGTGAACGGGTGCAAATACAGTCCGCTCAAAGTCACTCTCGTATGTCAACGGTCTGAAGTTCAAAAGCTTATTCTCGATTGCCTCCGCATGATCCGCAAGTGACTCGCGAAGCAAGGCTTTGCCTGCGGTCGAGTTCTTTTTGACTTGAACCCCTACCAGCAAGTAGATGTCAATCGTACCTTTGTTTGCAAAGGCGCTGTCATCTTCGAGCCCGATTACCTCGCGAGAATCAGCCCCACCAAGAATGCCTACATAAGGGAATTGGTAAGCATTCCACTTGTCAATCATTACTTGGTCATAGACTTTGATACCGCTCATCGTGCGAAGTTGATCCGCTATTGATTGGAGCGCCGCTGATTCTCTTGCCATTGTTGTATTCCTTTGATTACCGCAGTGCGAACACCGTCTTGATATTTATTGTCTTGTCTAAATCTTTGCAAAGCAGGTGCAAAGTATGGCCGGGCTGGTATGTTTACCCCTCCGACCCTGCGTACTTTGAGTGCTATATTGCGAAAATACTCTACACCGGTCTCACGATAGCGCGCCCAAAAGTAGCCTTCCATCTTGCCTTTGCTTTTGATAAAGCCACCGGTCTCTTGAATGCGAGCATACGGCAAATCAGACCCATACTCAAGCTCAAAATTACCACTTGATTCCTGCACTCTGTACACATTACCCTCACTGCCACGCGCAAATGATCTAAATAATTTACCCGTATTGATTGCAAGCTTTGTGCTTGTTGAAGGTGCTATCCTTTCTTTGAGCCCAGAGCGCTCCATCTGCGTACCGATGAAGGCTTGCATGACAAAAGGGAAGCGCAAAAGCTGATCATTTATGATCGGCCTCAAGATACCTTGCAACTGTGCTACATCAAGCATACATCACACCGTAGGTATGACAAACTGTGCAAAGTATTTATGCCATCCAATATCAGTCTTGAGTGAGTTGGACACATTTTGTCCAGCGCCTCCGGTTGATACCGAGTTGAGACCAAACCAATTACCCCCTTGAGGGCTTTGCTTGTAGCATAAAGATGCCATCTCGGCGATGCCTTGCAGGATTGTATAGGGCATTGCTGCATCGCTATACCCTGTAGTCAAGGTCGCTCTAAATTGTCCGGTTGTTTTGTCCCTGAATATGATATAGTTGGCATACGGCTCTGCATTCCATGCGTAATTACTACCACTATATGCAGCATAGGTAGCAAACTCATTCTCACGCCATTGCAAAGCGGTGAGGGTAGTGTTTGCATTGTACGGGACAAACTTCCATGAGTGATTTGCTTCGAGCCCTCGCTGGGCTTTTGAAGCGTAAAATTGATAGTTCACCGAACCGCTGCGAAGAGGCTGACCGCAGTAGCTTTCAGCCTCCTCGTAGCAGATTACTATGAGGTCATCAAACCAAGTATAGAGCGCCGTATCCTCGGATGTCGGATCGCCGTTAACTTCCAAATTTAGAAAGGTCATGAGAGCCGTGAACGCCCTCGGATTTGCGCTTGTATATGGCATGATTACTTACCTGTTTTTTTAGATTCAACTTTGGCAGGCGCTGGCTTTGCAGCCTCTTTTGTCTTTGCCTTGCCGTCTTTGATGAGAGCCTCGGCGACTTCAGCGGGGAGAGAAGTCTCATACCCCGCTGATACGCCATTGTACGGCTCGATTAGAATAACATCTACGAGCATTGTATCACCTTAATTAGGTTGTTGAAGTTTTGAGAACACCGATTGCTGATGGTGCAGGGAATGCAAATGCAACGCGCTCAACAACTTCGATACCTTTTTGGTGAGTACCACCCAAACCAGTAGCACCAAAGTACTCTTTGTATTCGTTGACTGTTACATCTTCGCGAACACCCATAACTGTAAATTGTGCAAAGTCGCAATAGAGTGCGGATGCTTTGTTTGCAGCGGATGATGGGAAGAGTGCATCAGGTACTACGTGCATAGGACGACCTGTAGGAGTAAAGTAAGAGTTACCCTCGAGAGCAGTCATACCGATTGATGTGATTTCAATAGGACGAACTTGATCATAGATAGGACGTGAGCCGCCTGTTTCTTTCATCAAGTATCCGAAGACGCTTTGAGGCACTACGAATACGCCATTAGCTCCTACGCCAGAGTTGATACCGAGGCGCAAGTTCCAAAGGTCAGTCCAGCTGATTTCAGCAAATGTATCTTTTCCGGATGAGTCTGATCCGCCTTGGCGTACTACTGTTGTATTTGCAGTTCCGATGATACCTGTGAAGTTAGCACCTGTGCCATCGCCATTGAAAAACTGCTTGTCTTCTGTTTCAGCAAGAGCGCGACCCAAGCCGTTGATTACATAATCCAAGAATGCAGGTGTTGCATCTTGCAATTGCTCTTCGGAGATGATTGCACCAGCTACGATCTTCTTTGCAGTCATCGCTGTGCCTGTGAAGAAGTTTGTTGAGTCTGTTACAGTCAAGCCAGAACCTTCAGCAACTACTGCGCCTGTGAACGCGCCGCTTGATACGAGGTTCTCTGTCTTGCCACGCATTGGATAAATCTTTGCAAGTGCTCTTGCATATCCAAACTGATCAGCAAAAGACATGATCTCTTCGACCCAGAATTGAGGAACGGCTGCACCACCTTGAGATGAAGTGCCAGTGTTGAAGTTAGCACGTGTGATGTACTTGTTATTAGCAGCGCGAGCGATTTCATCTGCTTGACCTTCGAGGCCTTTGTGCTTTGCCAAGATATAGTCAGCAACTACGCGAGCTTGATCGCGACGTGCATCGTGATCTGCTTTGATAGATACCAAACCTTTTGCAGGTGCTGGTGTATTAACTGGGTGCAAAGTGCGAAGCTGATCTGCGACTTTGCGGTCAACAACTTCTTTGAGTTGGTCTTTTGTTACAATAATGTTTTCCATTAGGGTTATATCCTTTAGATAAGGTTGATTAAATCTTCTGTGTTAAATTTCTTTGGCAAGTTCAAAGTAATTGAACGGCCTGCCTCAACTCCGACTGCAGCTTTGATAGTCTTGTAGCCTTTGTTGATCATGTCCATACCTTCAGCTATTTGTGCTTGAGTAGATGCTGCAATCTTCTTGCCTACGCGAGTCTCGAGGCCTTCAAATGATGCAACAACTTCTTCTGGTGCAGGTGCGGGTTCAGCAGCTGGAGCTGGCTCGCTTACTACTTGCACCGGTGGCTCGGCTGCGGGTTCTTCAGCAACCGCTTCGCCTTTCAATACTGCAAGCATTGGAGGCACACCAGCTGTGATGAACGCATTGACTGATGCTTCAGCTTCTTCAGGTGAGAAGCCAAGATTGATCACCTCTACAACGAATGCATCCTTGATTGCAGGAAGCAGCTCGTCAGCGATCTTTGCTTCGATCTCTGGAGTTAACATTCGAGTTTCCTTTTTGTATTTATTGATTGATTCTTGTAAAAGAGTTTTAAGTGACTTTTTGAGCAAAGCTTGTCTATTCGCCGGAACGCTTACGACACTAAATTCAACAAGCTCTGACTTTGTGTACACCGTAACCTTCTTGCCTTCGATTGTCTGATCTTCATACTCTATCGGGATAATGCCTACTGATACTGCCTTGACAAAGCCGGCATTGATGAGCTTTGTAAGTTTCTTGCCTTCCTCTGTTACGCACTCGATTTGTATCGTAGCTTCCAAGTTCTCACCATTCATTGCAAAACCTAAACAACGACCGATAGGCCACTTGTCTGAATCATGCTGGGCAAGTACAATAGGATTAGCAAGATACGCTGTGTAGTATATAACACTTCGCCCGAT